CTGCCCATGCGGCCTGGCAGAACCAGACCCACATGGGCTGGCAAAGAACCGGGATGACGATCTGCCATTGGACGGCATCGATCAGGCGCCGAAACTCCACGAGCCCCGCCCGGATCGATGAATAATTGACCTGACTGAGGTCCCCGGTCAGCAGCTCGTAGGGCATGCGGAACCCCGCCGCCACGATATGAAGCTGCGCGCGGAGCCACTCGCCGACACCCGCCGTCGTGGCAGGCTGATTGAAGCGGATGTCCTTGCCGCCGCGCGCATAGGCGATCAGCCCTGGCTCGAACTGTTCGACGCGGTTGCCGTCGGCGTCGACCACCGACGGGGCGATCCCTTGATCGGCTTCATCGGCGCCAAGCACGATGCCGACGACACAGGCTTCCGTTTTCTTGCGGACGAGTTCGGCCTGCGTCCAGTCATCGAGATCGCGTAAGCTGCGCATCACCGGCGTGCCCCATGGGACGCCGCGCACCTGCGTGCGCTGTTTCTCGTAGAGATGCAGCACCTCGCTCGCCGGGATGGCGAGGCTCTCCAGACGCCGGCGCATGGTGACGACCGCATCGCCAGGATGCTGGGCATGGAGCCAATAGGCGCGGCGTCGGCCCAATGGATCGAATTCGATGCCCTGAAGCAGCCGACCGCCATCTGCAAGATCGCCGCTGCGGGTGCTGTCAAGCAGGTCGGCTTCAATGACCTGCATCTGGAGCGGAACGGCCAGACCATCGCTCAGACGTCGCGGGCGTCGGCGGATCAGCACCTCGCCAGCCTCGATCATCTCCCGCACCGCCAGGGTCTGCAGCCCGAAGATGTCGAGCTGTCCATCGGCGTCGCAGGCGGCGGACCAGTCGGTCCAGAGCCGGTCAACTGTCTCGTCGAGCCTGGCGTCACCCGTCGCAGCGCGCGGAATGATGCCGCTGCCGACGATGTTGTTGACCAGCACGGACACAGCTTTCGCTGCGTGCGGATTGTTGCGGGTGAGATCGCGCATGCGGTCTCGCAGCAGGCCGCTGGCGGCGGTGATCTCGGCATCAGCCGATGTTCCTGCCGCCTTCCATCCGTCGGTGCGCCGTCCCTTGGCCGCGCCGTCATACCCACGGGAACTGCCATGGGTCTTGGCGCTCAGCGCCTCGAAACTGCGCCGCGCGAGCGCCCGCCTTACACCAGCCTCGGGCGCGGCCCACGCCACCATCCGGTCGAGGAAGGTGACCTGGCTCATCGGTCGCCTCGTCCGAACCCGGCATAGCCCGCGATCTGACGCGACACGCCAGAGGATGCCGCGATCTCGGTCTCGATGGTGCGGATCCGCTTCAAGAGGTCGTCCGCCGATCCATATTCGACCGTCTTGCCGTCATAGCTGACTCGGAGCGTGCCGCTGGCATAGGCGCGCTTCAGCGCATCGAGTTCATCGGTCGTCCAGGCCATGACTGTTCCTCAGAACCACTTCCCGCGCGGGCCGAGCCAATCGCTCTGCCGCTTGGTGGATGGCGGGTTTGGACGGGCGAGACGCCCGGCTTCGATGTTCGAGTGCGTGTCGTCGGTGTCCGCTGGCTGGGGGCCGACCTGATCTTCGAGATCGCGCCACTTCTCCTCGGACCAGCGATCAGCTCCCGCGATCCAGACGGCGGCGCGGGCATAGACCCGGCAGTCCAGCGCCTCGTTGCGTTCGCGCACCTTCTGCCATTCGAGCTTCTGGAACCCGCGCTTGGTCGTGATGGTCACGAGATGCTCGGCGACGAGCTGCTTCACCCATTCGGCGTCAACGCCCTGGGGCAAGTGCACAAGCCCGGCCGGACCCTGCGCTCCATCCGCCGCATCCTCGTCGGTGGGCTTCGACAACCGTAGAAACCGATGGGTCTCGGCCTTGAAGGTCGCGACGGCGATCGTCCAGAGCCGCGCGCCGCGGCGGATTTTCCGGCCGCCTTCGGTCGCATCCACGAAGGACGGGCCGGTCACCGGCGCCGCACGATTGAAGCCCTCGACGCCCTTGATGGGAATGACCTGCGCAAATCCCTGCTGGCGCGCCCATGCATAGACGGCTGGCGCTTCGAACCCTGTGTCGATCGCGAGTTTCGACAGGCTTAAGCGAACGCCATGGGCGTGCGGCCAGGTCTGGCCGAGCAGAACCGTCAAGGCGGCCCAAGCCTCGGCGCTGTCCGGGCCGCCGGGAATGACGATGTGGTCCACGAGCCAGCTCGCGAGCCCGCGACCCCAGGCCCAGATCGAGACTTCGATGCGATCCTTCTGGATGTCTGCGCCTGCCGTGAGGAACAGGCCGCCGCTCGGCACCGTGCCGATGCGCCATGGCTCGCGACGCTCGTAGAGCCGTTGCCAGTCCGGCGCTTCGCCGGTCTCGATCCATGTCTCGCCGAGGACGCCGTTCTTGAAGCTGCGTTTGGCCTCGTCGCTGGTCTGCGCGGCTTCCCACATCCGGGCAATGTCGGCCCATGAGAGCCAGCCCACTGGCGAATAGAGCCCTGAGAGGTGATAGCCGACCGTTCCCGATTGCGCATCGTCGCGCGTCGGACGCCACTCGCCTGATATCATCAGAGCCGTCTTGTGATGCTCCTCGATCCGGCCCTCACAGGCTTCGCAAGAGTAGTGTGCCGTGTGCGGTTGACCCTTCGCCCAGCGCAGACGCTCGAAGCGGAGCCACTGTCGATGATCGCAATGCGGGCACGCCACGAAGTAGCGCCTCTGGTCGCTCGCCTCGAACTCGCGCTCGATCCGCGAGACGCCATGGATCGTCGGCGTCGAGGTGAGAAAGACCTTCGAGCGCCAGGAGAACGTGCGCGTGCGGGCCTCTGCGAGCGCGACCGGATCGCCTTCCTCGTCGGCGGACGGCGGGTAAGCATCGACCTCGTCGAGAAACAGGTAGCGCGCCGGCATGGATCGCAGGCCGACCGCGCTATTGGCGCCGGTGATGACCAGAAGCCCCGCCGGGAATTCCTTCGACAGAACCGTGTTGCCGGCATCGCGCGAGCGCTGCGGCTTGACGCGCTCGCGAAGGACAGGGCTTTCCGCGATCAGCGGATCGATGCGCTGGCGCGAGAAGCGCTTGGCCAGTTCCACCGTCGGCTGGACCGCAAGCATAGGGCCCGGCGCATGGTGGATGACATAACCGATCCAGTTGTTGCCGGCCTCGGTCGCGCCGACCTGCGCCGCCTTCATGAAGACGATGCGGCGCGCGGCGTTGCCGGGCGACAGCGCATCCATGATGGCGCGCATATAGGGCGTGCGATCGGTGCGATAACGCCCGGGCTCGGCCGAAGCACGCGGGCTCAGGAACCGATGCCGATCCGCCCATTCCGAGACGTTAAGCGCGGGATCGGGCGTGAGCCCATCGCGCCAGGCCTGGACGAGCGCATCGACGCCTTCGAAGGCGAACAGCTCATCGGAAGTCTGTGGCGACCTCGGCGAGATCGGCGAGGTGCGCTCGGACATGGGTCTCCAGAACCTTCTGCATCGCGTGCGCTTCGAGGCCGAGCTCCGCCGCCATCAATGCCGCGATCCGTGCGGGCCAGTTCGCCCACGCATCGCGCTCCTCGCGCGCCAGTCGAAAGACGAGCGCCGTCGCCCGAGCGCGGTCGATGACTTCGCCCTTCATGCGCTGCAGGCGCAGACGCCGTTCCTGAGCCTTTAGCACCTCGTTGGCGGTCTTGGCCTGGAGGAACGTGGTTCCGCCGCCAGCGGGAGACGGCGCGAGCCCGCTTTCGCGAAGCGTATCGCCGACCGCGGACAAGGCAGCATCGGGAACGGGCTTCAGCTTTGCCTCACCACCGTCCTGACGCTGCTTCGACGGGTCGGTCATCGACGCGCGGCGCGCATCGCTGGCCCGAGCATCGATCGAACCGTCGGCATACAGGACGAGCCGTCCCGACGTCTTCGCCTTCTGGATCGCGCCCCGCGACAAGCCGACATGGGACGCGTACTGGCGCTCGCTCATGCCCTGCATGTCCGCTCCGAAAACATAATGTTTTGATGCACTTATTGCCTTGATAAGCGTGCCGGACAGAGCCTGTATGGGGTCACGAACCAAGGAGAATTCGGATGACCCGCGCCACCCAGAACGCCCAGGCCCTCGACGCCTTCATCGCCCGCAAGGTCGAGATCGACGCCATGCTGGCGCGGCTTACCGCCCTTAGCGACGAACATTTCGATGTTCATCCCGACGAAGTGCATTGGGGCCATGTCGGGACGCTCGCCCACTACGCCGAACTCCTGAAGTGCATCACCGACACCGCCTTCCGCGAGGGCGAACACGCCGAATGATCCGGCCGACCTCCGCGCCAGCCCCGCGATTGCGGGGCTTGGCCTCGTAGAAGCGCCGCGATGGTCGCGGCGCTCTCGAACCGGAGGTTCCGATGACCCAGCTTTCCGACACCCAAGCCATCATTCTGAGCGCTGCTGCGCAGCGACCCGAGCGCATCGCCCTGCCGCTGCCCGACAGCCTGCGAGGAGGAGCTGCCGCCAAGGTCGTCGGCACGATGATCGCGAAGGGCCTGCTGCAGGAGGTTGAAGTCAATTCACGACAGGGCGAACCGGTCTGGCGCGAAACCGGCGACGGCCACGGAACGACGCTGGTCGCAACCGACGCCGGCCTTGCTGCCATCGGCATCGAGCCGGATGAAACCGAAACCGCGCCCGCTAGCGCGACAGAAACGCCGCTGGTCGACCCGGCGCCGGACGCTCCTTCTGAAGCCGCGCAATCGACGCGCACGCCGCGCGCCGGGACCAAACAGGCCGCGCTGATCGCCATGCTGCGCGCGCCGGAAGGCGCGACCATCGAGGAGATCACCACCGCCACCGGCTGGCAGGCCCACACAGTGCGCGGCGCAATTGCCGGAGCGCTGAAGAAAAAGCTCAGCCTCGACGTGACATCCGAGAAGGTCGAGGGGCGCGGACGGGTTTACCGGATCGCCTGACCGCCAAAAACCTCGACGCGCATCGATAATAGCGCTATATTCGCACCGAATTCGATGCGCGTCAGGAGGCCTGCCATGAACATCACCGAGGACATCAGCCCGCTGACCGAGTTCAAGCGGGAGTCGGCGCGCATGATCGC